TGAATACCTACAACTCGTTGAAGAAGGTAAAGCTCCTGCGGTTGCCTACTATGCGTTAACCACGCAACAGTATGAAAACTTATCGATGAACATGGCTGAGATAACCAGATATACCAAGAACATCCTATCCATTGTTCAATATTATAGAGATTACGACAAAGAAGAAGATGAAAACTGATCAATGGCATGGCGGCAAAGGCAGTAAACCACGACCCGTTGACCGCGATAAGTTCAACGAGTCTTTCGATGAAATATTCAAAACCAAAGAAAAAGAAACTAAAAGAAAACCATCCGCGAACCAAGAACACCACTCCTAGCCTTTTCTCCTTTACTTTTATTTTGCCTGTTTTCTTTTCAAATGGTCAGCGTTTAGCATATACTTGGTAGATGAATCCGATCTTAGCGGCAATGTTAAAAACGATAGGTACGAAGGTAGCTACAAATGTGATTAGCCGTAAAATACTTGGAGACCCAGAATACCCTGCTCAGATAGGGTATGGCACAGATCCTACTCCACAACCTGGACCGTCTATGGATATAGACTTACCAGAAGGTAGCGAGTTTGACTCTTTATTAGAAGACGCTGATTTAAACGAAGAAGAATTAGCGTTAATATTACAACTACTCAGCGATAGCAACAGTCCTTCGGAGTTAGCTGACGGTGGCGATATTGGTACGATAGAAGCATACGAACCATCCCCGTTGGAAAAACAACGACATGCTATTGCTAACTTTCTGTTAGATAACGGACTTATATCAGATAATTACCGTGCACAACGGTTAGCGGAAAAAATGACGTTTATGTCTGAATTCATTCCAGGATTCGGTGACGCACAAACTTTCCGTGAAGGTCAGTTCTTAATGGACGAAGGAAGTCCTATGATGGGGGGAATAATGATGGGAGCAGGTATGCTGCCTTTTGTTCCTGGAACGCCTATAGCTAAAGTAGCAAACAAGCTTCAACAAAAAATAAAGAAAGCTAAGTTTGACGAACAACGTGAACTGCGGAATGCGGGTTCGGGTGATGGCGATGCTGCATACCGTGCCGCAGAACGACATAGGAAAAGTTGGCAAAAAGATCAAAGAAAATTAGATGAGATGGTAGCTAAAGAAAAAGCTACACCCAATCTAGAACCAAAAGTAACGCCTAAAGAACCACCGAAAGCGGTACAACAAGAGTTAAACCTACAACCAAAACAAGATTTGTTATTTCACGGCAGTAAAACTAAAAAAATTGAAAACTTCAAACTTCCTGAAGACGTAACTAAATTAAGAATGGGACAAAGATACCCATCATCAGGAGGAATATATTCTTTAGTGGACCCCACAGACCCTAGATTTAAAATGTTTTCTGAAAAAGGTTCGGGGTATGTTTTACAACCTAATTTTAAAAACACTTTAGACGTTGACAACATGCCAGACGATATGCTTAGTGTTTTAAAAGATATAGAAATGTATCGAGGACGTCCTAGTAGGGGCGGATCTAAAAAACTAGATTTTCAATTAGACGCCATGTTACGAGGAGCTCCTGGAAGCACTTACAAGACGCCTTCAACTTTAACAGATGAAACTGCGGATATTTTTAGAGGACAAGGTTATGATGCTTTGAAGTTTCCTCCAAGAAAAATGACAGGAGAAGCAGAAACAGTAATATCATTAGATCCAAGCAATTTAGACATAGTAGACGAAATACCTTACGATGATTTAGACGATTTTATAAGAACTTTTTTGAATGACTAGTAACGCTGAGAAGCTAAAAGCTTTAAAAAACATAGACCTTTCTCATTTAGACAAAGCTGAAGCTAAAGAGTTTACAGTTTTATTAGAAGAATTAGAGAAACGTGAATTCCAAGAAAAGTCAACTAGCACTTTTATGAATTTCGTCCAATCTATTTGGAAAGAGTTTATTAATGGCGATCATCACGTAAAAATGGCAAAAGCTTTTGATGATATAGCCACAGGTAAGTTAAAACGTTTAATTATTAACATGCCTCCTAGACATACAAAGTCTGAGTTTGCATCACATCTATTTCCTGCATATCTATTAGGTAAAAACCCTAAACTAAAAATTATAGAAGCAACCCACACCGCCGACTTAGCAGTTAACTTTGGTAGAAAAGTTAGGGATTTAATTGATGGCGAAGACTACAGAGAACTGTTTCCTGAAACAGAACTAAAAGCAGATAGCCGTTCTGCAGGTAAATGGTTAACTAATAAAGGCGGCGAATATTACGCAGCAGGTATTGGTGGTGCCCTTGCGGGTAGGGGAGCTGATTTGTTTATTATTGACGATCCACATTCTGAGCAAGACGCCATGTCGGATAAAGCAATGGATGAAGCTTATGAATGGTTTATGGCAGGTCCTCGACAAAGGTTACAACCTGGAGGTGCAATCGTTATAGTTATGACCCGTTGGAATAAAAAAGATTTAACAGGTAGACTAACTAGAAAGATGGCACAAGACGAAGGCTCTGATCAATGGGAGATCATAGAGTTTCCTGCGATACTTCCTAGCGGCAATCCCCTTTGGAAAGAATTTTGGAAACTAAAAGAACTTGAAAGTATAAAAGCATCGGTTAGTCCGTCTAAGTGGGCGGCACAATATATGCAAAGACCAACAGGGGAAGGTATTTCGATTATACCTAAAGATTGGTTTAAAGTTTGGGATGAAAACAAACCACCTAAATGTGATTATATTATTCAAAGTTACGATACAGCGTTTTTAAAATCAGAAAGAGCTGACTACACAGCTATAACAACTTGGGGAGTTTTTTATCCTGAAGGAAAAATCGGTGAAGAAATATATCACGGTAACGAAGCACATTTAATTTTAATAGATTGTATAAAAGAACGTTTTGATTTTCCTGAATTAAAAGCAGAAGCATTACGTTTGTATGAGTTTTGGACTCCCGACACAGTAATCATTGAAGCTAAAGCTAGTGGTATACCTTTAGTACAAGAACTACGTAGGGTAGGTATTCCTGTGAACACTTTTAGTCCAGGAAAAGGTCAAGATAAAATCGCAAGATTAAATTCTGTATCACCTATTTTTCAAGATGGACGCGTTTGGGTTCCTGATAATAGGTTCGGTGAAGAACTCATGGAAGAAGTTTCTGACTTTCCAGGAGGCGAGAATGATGACCTCGTTGATGCTACAACTTTAGCATTAGCAAGGTTTAGAGAAGGTGGTTTTTTACAATTAACCAGTGACTATTTTCAAGAAGAGGAGTATTATGATGGAGAAAGGGTTTATTATTAATCAAAATCATACTATGATTTATCAATATGGCTATTGAAAAACAAGCAATTTCTGCAGTTCCTAATAATCAAGAAGCTATTGAGCTTGAAATTATGGAACAACCCGAAGAAGAAACAGAACTTTTTGTTCAACCAGACGGTTCTATTATTCGGGGCAGTGATATGCCAGAAGAAACGGTTTCTAAGTTTGGCGAAAACTTAGCAGAAACTTTAGAGGACAACGAATTAAATACAATAGCCGCAGAACTAGTTGGTTCTTTTGAAGATGATTTAGATTCTAGAAACGATTGGTTTCAAACTTACACAGAAGGATTAGATTTATTAGGAATAAATTCTGATTCAAGGTCACAACCTTTTGTTGGTGCTTCAGGAGTTCATCACCCGATACTCGCAGAAGCCGTAACACAATTCCAAGCACAAGCATACAAAGAAATGTTACCAGCAGGCGGACCTGTTGACACAGAAGTTTTAGGAATGACCGATGATGCTAAATTAGAAAAAGCAAATCGCGTTAAAAACTTCATGAATTATCAAATAACTTACAAAATGGAAGAATACGATCCTGAAATGGATCAGCTTTTATTTTATTTACCTTTATCTGGTTCTGCATTTAAAAAAGTTTACTATGATCCTGCGGTTGGACGTGCCGTTGCACGTTTTGTTAAGTCAGAAGATTTAGTTGTCCCTTATTACGCAGTAGATTTATTAACTTCTCCTAGAATTACTCACGTAATTCACATGAACGAGAACGAATTACGCAAATTACAGCTTTCTGGTTTCTATAAAGACATAAACATGGCGTCTCCAGGAAGTGGAATAGAGCAAACAGACGTTGATGAGAAACTAGATGAGTTACAAGGACTAACTAGAACCATAAACGATGAAGAATTTACGCTTTTAGAGATGCATGTTGACCTAGATTTAGAAGGATATCAAGATAAAGACGAAAATGGTGAAGAAACAGGCTTAGCGTTGCCTTATATTGTAACTATTTGCAAAGATAACAACAAAGTTCTTGCAATTAGACCAAATTATGACGAAAAAGACCCTATGCGTAAGAAAATTGAACATTTTACGCATTATAAGTTCCTTCCAGGACTAGGTTT